TACCTAGCCGATCCTGCCGCCTATGGGCGGGCCGTGCTTTGGGCGATCTGCAGGGCCTGGTCACGGGCCCAGGCCAAAGGCCTGCCCCTGGCCGTTCGCCTGCGCGGCACTGACGACCTGGCCTGGCATCTCCAAAGGGTGACCGTTAGCCCTGCCGAAGCCCAGGCCATCGCCCGCCGTTACGGCCTGCCCGTGGCCCCTGGCCGTGGCCAAACCCTGCCGGAAGCGCTCAGCCTGGCCCCTGCTGGCAGCTTGCAATGGTATGAGTACAGCAAAGCCCCTTTGCACGGCCCTTTGGGCCTGCAGGCCCAGCGCTCAGCCGGTTTCGACACTACGGCTAGCCTCGCTGCTGACAGGCCCCATGGCGTTCTGGAAGCCATCCGAGCAGTGGAAGACGGGTTCCGCCTGGCCGTGCCCGTGGCCTTGCCCAAAGGGGCAGCCCTGCCAGCCGTGCTGATTCTCGAGCGTGGGCCCCTGGCTGTCGATATGGCATGCATCGATGGCGATTCCACAGATCACCGCTGGGCAGATCCTGCAGGCCCCTACAAAGGCTGCGATGGCACGGCTGTGATCCTGCGCACCAAGCAAAGCCGGGGCCGTGGCCCTGAGGCTGCAGCCTTTAACCTGCTGCCCCTGCTTGATCAGTGGCAGCCCCTGGCCGGTGGCGGTCGAGCCATGCTGCGCAGCCAACCATGGGGCCACTGATCAGCCCCTAGGTTGCACCTAGCCCGTAGGCCCTGCCATTAGGTGGGGCCTTTATTGTGCTTTTGTGGAGGGAATATCTCCTACATTTGCGCTGTAATTGTCAGCATTAAATCCCGACCTGCCACATCGGGATTAAACTTTACACTGTTACAAAGTGTAAAACTGTAGCAACGGATACATACAGGGAGCAATAGCCAGTGCTTTTGGAAAATAGGGGCGCGGGATACCCCTTTTTAGAGCGGCGCAATTTTTCATCCAGATTTTTCAGACTCTAAGTATAAATACTCACCAGTCACAAAGATGCTCATTTTGCTTCATTTCCCGCCACCATGAGTGAGAGGAGCCTTTTCCTCGTTGACAGGGGAGTTGTTCGGGCCACCAGTAGGCACTTTTAGAGATGTTCTGAGAAGCTTCTAGGACCATGAGATTAGCCGGCACATGCAGTCCGCATACGAAGTCGTTTTTCAATGGGACCGTGTGGTCCACATGAAAAGCCAAGCCTGTTGCGTCCTCTAACCATTGAGCATGCAAATAGAACTGTTGTATCAGTTTTCGCGTCTCACCTTTGCGTGCCCATGGAGGGCAAGCGTTTAGCTTTTGGACTTCGCGCATACGATTTTTGGCGCGTTCTTTGCCTGGGTTAGCTTTCCTCCAACGTTTGACTCTTGCTTGGATTAGTTCAGAGCGTCGTTTACCGTAGTCGCGATTCCTGATGCGCTCTTTCTCTCGATTTGCCTCGCGATATTTTTGTCGAGATGCCTTGTTACAAGCAATGCACTCGCTACTCTTTTTGTCTGCAAGCTTGGCGTCGCGATAAAACTCTTCAAACGTTTTGAACGTTCGACACTTAACGCAGGCCTTAATTCCGCTCATTGCTTTGAAACTGCTCTGTAAATTTTACAGAGCGAAAACCCAGTCGCCACACGCTGAATCAAGCTCTCGCAGAGAGCGCAGATGAAGCGTTCTAGACAATAGGCAAGACTAATGAAGGCGCCCAAAGCGCCGTAATGATGAACAAAAGCGAAACAAGACAATATGCCTGCTCTAGATGATTTGCACCACTTTCCTTTCCATTAGGAACATCTTCGATGTTCCCTTCCTGAACCTTGTTCAGGCATTGCTCTTTTTCTTGAGAAAGGAGGCCTTAGGGCCTCCGTACTAGACCTTCTTGCATTGAAAAAGCTTTTTAGCCAGCCCTAGCCGCAGATTCGCACAGCTTCTCCAATTCCATCACATAGGTCTGGAACAGCCTTAGTAAGCCCGCGATTTTTCTCTTGTACAGGCTTTTTGATTTCGCTGCTCGGAGTGGGATGCTCCGCCCTTTGGGGGCTACGCGGTCTTGAACGAGCAGCTTGTCTAGCCCTTTTTCTCCTGTAGACGTTCCGCCCTTGGGGGCGTCACTTGTCTTGAGGAGCGCGTCGAGGAACGTCGTCTAGACGAGCGGGCAGGAGAGCTGCCCTTGCCAGTGGCTTGATAGCAGCTCCGCTAACGTCATCGTAACAGTTTCTGCGGGGCAATGTGGGGCACCGGCCAGTTCCTCGTGCTACCGTGAGGACTGTTCTAGGGCTTTCCCCATGCCGGATCAGTTGTTTGCCGTGTGCTACGCTTGGAAGCAAAGCATGCATTTTGTGCGTTTGTTTGTAGGCACGCTGAATCAGGCGGAGCAGAGGTTTCGCGCCGCTCTGCAGGAGCATCATGATTCCCTTGTCATCTTCAAGGCGTTTCCAGTGGGAGCTGACGAAGGAGCAAAGATGATGGCGGAATGGAAAGAGCGGCAGGATTATGCCCCAGCTCCTGGCTGGCGGCCCTTTTCTTATTTGGTGCGCGAGCAGTTGGAAAACGGCCCTTGTGAAACGATGCGGGTCAAGAAGCTGATGGAGCCATGTCCAGATCGCGTTGAATGGAGGCCCAAAGTGAAAGACAAGCGGGAGTTGATGGAGGATGCCAGGCTTGACGAAAAGCTTCCTGCTTTCGTGGTAAACGGCAGGAGTTATGTGCTCTGGGCGATCAGTGACTACCAAGCAGAAGGGATTTTCCCCACGCCAAGGCAAATCCATGAGCACAAGGCGAATTCTGGCTTCTACAAGCGGAAGACTATTTACAACGAACTGACAGAGCTTTTTGCTGAAGGCAAGATTTCCAAAGATGGCTTGCGGCGAGCAGGGCTCACTGACGCTGGTGCGAATGAGCTTACGTGGCTTGAAGATCGCTTCACATTGTCACAAAGCAAAAACCCGCGAACCCTGAGGATTGTATAAAGAACCACTTTCTCTTCCATGGAGAAGAACTAAGCTTGAAAGAATCCTCGCTTTACCATTGTGTTCAACTTGCCAGAGCGTCAGCCATTTAACATTGGCCCGTATAAAATTTGGCCTTGTTTTAGCAGGCCAGAATTTCAATGGTTTGCAGCAATAGACAGCAAGCCTTGTTATTTTAGGACCACAAATGAAGCGAGGCTATTTGTGAAAGACTTGCTCTCCATGGAAGACGAAGAAGGCTTGTGTGACTAAGCCGCTTGCGCTAGCCTGCTTCTGTTGATTCTCGGCCCGCCCAGCGGGCCTTGCTTGTCTTATGGGATTGAAGGAAAAGGCAAAGTGTGAGCCGATTGCAAGAACGGGGCGCGTACAAAACTGGATGGAAGACCCTGAGGGTCGGCTTCCCGTGAGCTGTGCTGTAATGGTCGTAGATGATTCAATGGAAGGCCCGAATGGCATTGAAGCATCGTGGCGATTCACTTCCCATGGTCTTCGTAATGGTGCAGGCGTAGCCATCCACCTTTCTAATTTGCGTCCTCGCGGCACTGAAAACGGCAAAGGTCTCACTGCTTCTGGTCCCTGCTCTTTCGGCAAGATCTATTCCACTCTTAATGAAGTAATTCGTCGCGGCGGAAAATTTAAGAACGGCGCGGTTGTTTTGCATCTTGATTATGACCATCCAGATGCTCTTGAATTTGTTTCAATGACTAGGGCCGAGCTTCAATGGGCAAAGCGTGCTATTAACGTTGACGAGCAATTCTTTGAGAAAACTACGCCCGAATTTCGCGCTGCGCTAATTAAGGTAATTGGCAATGGCGACGTGTGGCTGGTCAAGAAGAAATACAACGCCAAAGGAGAGCGCGTGTATTTTCAAGTGTGCCTTGAGGTGGCGATGCCTTCTCGTGGTACTTGCCTGCTTGAGCATGTGAATATGGGCGCTTGTTCCATTGATAATCTTGAAGGCGCTTTTATCGCTGGCATGACAGAACTGTGTGAGCTTCATGCCCGTACTGGCGTTGGCAAGAGCAGCGAATATCTTTCGCCTGAAGTGGATAAGCAAGTAGGCCTCGGGCTCCTCGGCCTTGCCAATTTTCTTTCCATCCATGGAATCAGCTACGAGGATTTTGGCAATGCCCTAGATGCTTTCTTGATGGATGACCCTCATCCTTGGGCGCACTATTGGACCGATACCGTGGCCGGAAAAGCCGTCCACGCTCTTTACAAGGGGATCGACAGCGCTGCTGAGATTGCTCGTGAGTATGGAATGGAACGGGCTTTCGCCATCGCCCCCACGGCCTCCTGCTCCTATCGTTACCTAGACACTCGCGGCTTCACTACGGCTCCCGAAATCGCGCCTCCCATTGATCGTCTTGTGGATCGTGATAGCGAAACCATGGGAGTCGAGCGGTTTGAATATGGCCCTGTGGAGATCGCGGAGGAAGTTGGCTGGGCAGCCTTCCGCAAAGTAGCGGATGGCATTTGTGAGCTTTTGCATCGCACTGGCCTTTTTCATGGTTATTCCATGAACTGGTGGTCCGATATGGTTTCTTGCGATGAAGCTTTTATTCGTGAATGGTTGGACAGTCCGCAAACGTCTGTTTATTACGCCCTTCAAGTGCAAGCTGGCACGCAAGCGAAGGATGACGTTGGAGTAGACTTAGAGGAGAGTTTGAGCGATTTCTTCTCTCTTGAAGAGAACGAAAGCTGCTCACTAGACGGAGGATTCTGCGCAGCATGTGCTGAGTAGTCTCTGTAAATTAAAGGGCAGCAAATGCTGCCCTTTGTTGTCTCTTTTTACCATCGCTTTGTAATCAAAATGGCAGTCCAGGATTATTTCTCTGCAGTTGCTCGTAAGCGTCCGTGGCAGGCAGTGCCCGTGACAAAGGGCGAGTTTGTGGCTGGTTCGGAAGAAACTATTTATCGTGCTCTTGCCATTCGCCATCTTGAGCTGCCTGTGAAGGACATGCTGCTGGAAGGGCTAGAGCGCGAGCTTCCCAACACGCCTGGCCTCGTTGAAAGCATCCACAGCAACATTTTGGACGAGGAGCGGCATGATCTTGCGCTGAACTACGTGACGGCTGCCCATAGCGTGGATGAGCAGGCAGAGAAGGAAGCCATGAAAATCCGTCAAGCATGGATTGACCATCCCGCCCATCCCATCGCAAAAGTGGCAGTGCTTGAGCGGAGCCTGTTCTTCACTATTTTGCCTTTCTTCCGCTTCAATGGAGACAAAGGCCTGCGTACTGTGGCCAGCGACATTAGTCGCGATGAGATCTGCCACGCCTATTGCCACACAAAAATTTGCGAAGAGGCGAATGAAAAGTATGGTGCGAGCTTGAATAAGCTGCGCAAGATGACTGCGCTGTGGATTTATGACAAGCTTGGCAGTTCGTCCAACAAGTGGCTGGACAAGGATTTCTGGCTGCGTCAAAGCGACTCACTGTTTATGAGCGGCAAAGCTCCTGAGCTGAATGCAAGTCGCGCCAGTACGATGCCGAGCTTCTTTGAATGTAATTCGCTAAATTTGCCGTCCTACGGCAAGGCTTGATGCTATATTGACCAAGTTCCCGCTCTGCGTTAGCATCGGGCAGACAGAGCCTAAGCCTCTGAGCGATTAGCGCTTGTTAATCGCTTCACGCTTAGGCCATCACCTCCCTCCATGGCTCTGTCTGTGGAGAGCAGCGCACGGACTGGAAATTTCTGGTCGCCGCGTCTGCGTCATTCGCCCCCAAGCCTAGCTCTCAAACGGAAACCATTTTCGGGACGTCACGAAATTGGTTTCTAGAGATGATGCTCAAACAGGGGGCTTCTGGCCCTGAAGTGTTGGCACACGCTAGACCAACAGTCTAGAATTCCGTGGTTCGATTCCCGGCAGCGCCTTATGGCTCGCTATCGCATTGTCAGCCGCCCATTGCGGTCGGATCTTAAGGAAAGCATCTACGACGTAGAAGAACGTTTGTCGATGGAGTTTCTTGATGGATCAACGGCAAAGTATTGGCTCTACGTCGATGATTTTTATTCAATTGAGCAAGCGCAAGAATATGTAGCAGCATTGGCAAAGAATCGCTTTGTTGTTGCGGAGATTGACTGATGGCTCGTTATCGCATCGTCAAGCGCGGTTCTTTTGTGCAGGCGGGAGTGCCTGTATTTGAAGTAGAGGAGCGTTCTTGGTTATGGTGGGAGCCGAGAGGGACATTTGATTCACTTGCAGGAGCTGAGCTTCGTGTTGCCGATTTGAAGCTAGCAGCGCCAATCAAGACTGCAGTAGTGAAGAAATACGACTAATGAGCGCCTTTGTTATTGCAGATACGCATTTTGGACACGCCAAAAGCTTGTCCTTTATCACGCCTGATGGCGCTCCATTGCGTCCGTTCTCTTCCGTCGAAGAAATGGATGAGACAATGGTGCAGCGCTGGAATGAGAAAGTAGGCAAACGCGACACTGTTTACCACTTAGGCGATGTTGTCATTCCTCGTGCAAGCTTGAAGATTCTTGAGCGTCTCAATGGACGCAAGATTCTCATAAAAGGCAATCACGATCAGCATGTGAAGCTCTCGGAATGGGCCAAGTATTTTGAAGACGTGCGCGGCGCGTTCTTTCACAATGGCGATTCCACAATGCGAGGAGGGCTAATCTTCACTCACATTCCCGTGCATCCAGCATGTCTTCAAGGGCATTACCTGGGCAACGTGCATGGCCATCTCCATTGCCATCAAGTTTTGGACGAGAACGGCTTTCCCCATCGCCAGTATTTCAATGCCTGTGTCGAAAGGAACAATTTTGCGCCAGTAGATTTTGAGGAGGTCAAGGACTACTTTCGCAAATGAAGAAACTTTGGAGACTGTGGGCGTTGTCTCTCGGCGAAAAGGCAAGTGAGCATGATCATGAAGCAGATAAAGTGGCGATCATTCGCACGCTGATTTTTGTTTCCTATCTCATTACAAATTGCTTCATCATTGCCAATGCCGTTGTCCATTGGCCAAAAGAAAAGCCCGCCGTAGCGGGCTCTTGTCTTCAGCAATAAGCTCAGAACCAATGAGGTTTGGGCACGTAAGCAACGCCGCGATAGACGAGCGATGCGTGTTGTGCTTCACGCAGGCGAGCAGCTTTTTCAATCTGCTTCTTGATCAAAGCGAGAGGGTTCATAGTCGTTCCTCCATGGTCCGAGGCCCGTTCCATCCTCGGCGATCATGCAGCCCGAAGGCCGAACGTACTCTCACTGTAGCAAATGCTGCATTTCGAGAAGCAGGAGAAAGTTGAGGGTGTCGAGCGGGGCTTCAATCCGCTTTGTACGACGTTTCAGAACAGGTCGGCCTGTTCCCCTCTTCCCCTGGTACGGACAATAGCCCTGAACTACTGTCCTTGTGGTCAAACGCTGGCCAGCGTGCTTCGCGAAAGCTCTCAAAGTTTAGCCTGCTTTTAGCTACACGTCATATTCCCTTAATGATTGGTTCTCAGCGAAGAAGCCGTCCTCGTTTTCGTAGGCCTGTTCAAGCTGATCAATGCGCTTCAGACGCTTGGCATGTTCGCGAAGCTTGGGCAGCAGCGTTGGCACGTACAAATGTTCTGCATTGAGGAGCTGCAGAGATGTTTGCTTGCTAGTGGTGCCGTTTTCAAGCAATGCAATGAGAAACCTTGTCTCTTGCATGGTTAAATCGCACTTGTTCATCTTATGAGCGAATTGCTGTGAATAAATCATACAAGGCTTAGCGAATGAGAGAATTCAACCAGTCCACGTCTGAATCTCTTGCTGCTTCTAGGACTGCCGCGGCCAATGCAAAACAATAGTCGTCAATTGCAGTTTCCTTGCCGCCAGTTACACTCCATTGTCCACTGCTTCGATAGATGACGCTTAGGTTTTTGAGCTGCCAAACAGCCTTCTTGTGGTTATAAATATCCACCAAGCCGGCGTTAAACAATTCTCGCATCTTGGAGAATGCTTTCATTTTTGTACTCACAGACCAAGTGAGTTCTGCGACGGGGAAATCATTTTGCAGGGCTTGAATGGTGGCAGAGCTGTTGAACTGGTCAAGCACAATGCTTTGAAAATCAAAGATGCGATGCTTCTCTTTAATCCATTCTTCCACCATGGAGATATTCACTTCCTTTTTGCCATTGATTTCAAAGTTGGCTTCAAAGGTGTGGAATTCATCAACGACGAGAGTCTGCCCCTCAAAGTGAACAATACACGCCACGTATTCGTCTCGATTGACGCCACCGCGAGCGGGGTCAAGAGATAGCACGTAGGTGCCACGATATTCTGGACTGGGAAGATTTTGCTTTCTGTTCTTATTGATGGCAGCGTCAATAACTTCTGGCTGAAGAAAAGCGGCGTTGTTTTTCCTAAATTGAGCCCCAAACTCAACCATGAAGTTTTCTTCGTCTTTCTTCATGGCGTTTTGCATGAAGTCTGACTCGATGGGGAGTCCAGGGTTGATCTCCCACGTGGGGATTTGTTTTGCGTCCATCCCCTTGAACTCGCCGCTTTTGGCTTGCTGGAAATGTTCGTAAAACACGCCGTCTGTTAACCATGGAGACGACAGCTCCAAGATTTTGCTATGCGGGGCGAACTGCGCAATGGAGGGAGAAATAGCATCGAAGAGCGCTTTAGTGCCTCGGTTTGCATCCCCCTCTAGGCCGAAAGCACATTCGTCAAACACGGCAAGAGCAATTGCTTTACCACGCGATGCACGTGCAGAAGCTGGAATAGCTTGAAACACGCAATTGTTAGACAGTGTAATGTCGAATGCCGTGTCCCTTACGATTTCTTGTTCTAGTGGGCTATTGAGCAAAAGTTGTCGAATGAAGTCAAGCGCAATTTTGGCCTGCTTCAAATCGTTAGCAATAGTGCATACATAGTAGTTTTCGCCTTTTCTAACTTTCTTGCGGAAGTGATCTTCTTGACAGAACGCCATGTAAATAGCCGCCACTGCCGCCATTGTTGACTTGCCGGAGCGACGTCCAAGGCACCAAATGGCATGACTGATTTTGCCTTCAAAAAGCTCATTCAGAATTTGTTGCTGTTTTGGCCATAGCTCCAAACCAAGAGCGTGGCGAGCGAATTCACTACAGCGCAGCATTGTTTAATGTTTTCAATGGAGATAGTTTAGAGCGCGGCACGAAATAAGCAGAGCGTCCTTTTGCTGGGTCTTTCCTCCATCGCTCCTTCATCGCCTCATCACTGCTAATCCAGCCATGCACAAGGCAAGTCTTGTTTTCCATGGTGACCAGCACTAAGGCTTTGCCTAGAGACTCGTCCAACTGACAAATCAAATCGTGCCAGTGGCGGGAGCGCGTCTTTACGTCGATATTTGGCGGAAGGTCAAACGAACCACGCTTGGCTTCAGTCTCTGCGTAGAGAAACCCCCTCAGCCCTAGAAGCGTCGCGACGGCCAGTTCCCCAGCAGCACCAAGCATGTGGGCACGCAAGGCCTTGTCGCCATCCTCTGGCCCTCCATTGCGCCCTCTTAAGCCCTTCTGCACGTTCACTGCCTGGCGACGCCTCGCTTCGGCTCTCACCAGATCCTTATCAGTTTCCGAGAAGGTGAAGACAATTGGAGAATGGGCCATGGTTTCCATAGTCTCCCTGCCACAGTAGCCGGTTTGTAGAATAAAAGCAACACAATATGGCCATATCTTCAATGGAAGGCGAAAGCGTTGATCTTGGGCACGTCGATGCTGGCGGTTTCCGTGCAGATGGGCTGCAGAATGTCTTCACGGGATTTGGCACTTCCCGTGACAAGAGCACCCATACCAAAACGCAACCAATTGTCTTCCTGACGCAAGAAGAGCTTGAAGGGCTCTATGGCATGTGGATTCCTCAGCGCATTGTTGACATTGTTGCTGAACAGAGCACGCGCAAGGGATTCAAGATTCTGTTTGGTGGCGAAGGTGCTGCAGCGGAAGAAGTGAATGGCATTGAGCAGGCCATTGAAGATCTCTACATCCTTGAGAATCTGCTGCTTGCTAGCAAGAATGCTCGTCTCTACGGAGGCGCTTGCATTCTTCTCTACATTGACGATGGACGGCGAGCGGATCAGCCCGTAGACATGCGGAACATTCGCTCTATTGAAGGAATGGAAGTGCTGGACAGGTGGCAGATTGCGCCTGTTATCAACGAAGAAAATCTTTACGACTATTCCAAGGCAACGTACTATCAAATCATTTCTGGCGACTTAATTGCCCAGCCACAACTGACTTATATTCACAAAGACAGGATTTTGCGCTTCGATGGAGAATGGCTGCCCTATCGCATTCGCCAACGGAACTATGGCTGGGGCATGAGCAGTCTCCAGAGCGTGTATGACAGTTTCCGTCACTATTGGACTGGCTTGAATGCTGCCGCCACGGTTCTTGTGGAATTTGACGTGTTTGTGCATAAGCTGCAAGGCTTGGCCAATATGCTTGCTGCTGGCAAAGAGAAAGACGTGCAAAATCGCCTTATTCTCAATGATCTAAGCAAGAGCGTTTATCGGGGCTATGCAGTAGATAAAGAGCGTGAGGAGCTTGAATATATTTCTCGCAATCTTGGTGGGGTTGGCGACATTCTTGAGAAGCTGCGCGTCGATATTATTGGCGCTTCCAAAATTCCTCATACGATTCTCTTTGGCGAAAGCCCTAGTGGTCTTGGCGCCACTGGCCGTAGCGAAGAGCGCGATTTTGCCAAGATGCTTGGCGACTACCAAACTGCGCATTACAAACGGCCTCTGCAGAAGCTGATGCGCTATTTGATGCTGAGCAAAGAGGGGCCAACAAAAGGCAAGCTTCCAGAATCTTGGCGCATCTCCTTCAACGATCTGTTTGAGCTGAACGAACGCGAGAAGGCAGACGTGAGGGCGCGAGTGGCAGCCGTTGATGGTCGCTACATTCAATTGGGCGTACTTAGCCCCAAGGAAGTGGCAGAAGCTCGCTATGGCGGCAGCGAATGGAGCATGGAGCTGACGCTCGATCCGTCCGTAGTGCGGGAGCTTCCGAATCAAGCTGGCGGAGATCAAGGGAAGCTGGCTGTGCCTCCTGGCGGTCGCGATCCGATGAATGAAGAGAACGGCACTCTCCCCATGGACGGAAGCAGGGAAGTAGAGGATAGTCGAGAAGATGCAGCAGGCTTGTATTTGCCTCGTGATCTTGAGAAAGTGCGTGGCGACGTAAAATTCACTGACAAGGAGCTGCATTCACGCGCAGTAAGCGCCGCTAAGGCAAAGTTCAAGGTGTGGCCGTCTGCTTATGCCAGCGGCTACGTCGTGCAACAGTACAAGCAAATGTACAAGAAGAAGCACGGTTCCTTGAGCGGCGCCTTCAAGAGCGACGAGCAAGAACTTTATGCTGACGACCTTGATAAATGGTTCAAGGAGAAGTGGGTGAGGATTGGAGCCAATGGCGAAATCCTTGGGCCTTGTGGCGGGCGTGAAGAGAAAGAAGGCAAGCCCAAGTGTTTGCCTCAAGCCAAAGCTCAAGCCATGAGCAAGGAAGAGCGGCAAACAATTGTTGCTCGCAAGCGCAAAGCCGATCCCGATCCAGATCGTAAAGGCAAGGCAAAAAACGTGAGCAGCAAAGTTGATGCAATGGAGCCAATGAAAGTGGAGGGTCTCATCTTGTCTGATTTTGACGAAGCTGCATTGATCAAGCAAGAGGACATTGATGCTGCATTGAACCAATGGAAGGAGGAAGCGCCCGAGCGTTTCAAGGATATTCTGGAGGCAGAAGATGCAAGGCCTGAATGATCTATCTTCGTTCGCAGCCGTTCTTGAACAGCGTTTTGACCAATCCTCATGGAGCTACGACCCCCGCTCTGGCCGTTATCGCGGAGCTAATGGACGCTTCCTTAGTCAGTCTGCCGTGGAGGCTTTGGTTGATGGTCGAGCTAACAAGCTTGGTACTTTGCTACGTCGTCTTACAAAGCGTCTTGCTGACGGCGATATTACGTTGGATCAATGGCAGCAGAGCGTCAGGGAGCTGCTGAAGATTGCCCATGTACAGGCGGCCATTATTGGTCATGGCGGGCGAGATAGTATGACGGCTTCCGACTGGGGACGCATTGGCCAAGGACTCCGTGAAGAATATCGTTATCTCGAAGGTTTTGCTCGTGATCTTCTGGATGGGCGCGTTTCTCCTGCCATGGGCCTTGCTCGTATCGGCCTTTACGCTCAAGCTATCCGCAAGTCTTACTGGCAAGGAACTGAACTTCGGCAACAAAAGCAGGGATACAGCATGATGCGACGAATCCTGGATCCGCAGGCGATTCATTGCGACGATTGCAGGATTTATGCCTCCCGTGGCCTTGTTCCCATTGGAAGCTTGCCCATGCCAGGGCAGCGTTGCGCTTGTCGTTCTAATTGCAAATGCCGCGTGGAATACAAGCGTGGCGCAGGCTTAAGCGTGCAAGTGTAATTTCTGCTCCTACCATTGGGCAAGCTTGTTTTGTCCTATGGCTCGTATCCTTTACGCCGGAGATGTTGGAGTACAGACGGGGTTTGGTCGTGTAGCAGAATATCTCATCCCTGCACTGGCGGAAGATCATGAAGTGCATGCTCTCGCGGTCAACTGGCACGGCGACCCCAATTCAATGCAGCAGCATTGCCAGATGTACCCGGCCATGGCTTATGGTTCCGATCCGTTTGGCTCCCATCGAATTGCCGAAGTGATCAGGAAAGTTAAGCCTGACTTGGTGTGGGTGACAAACGACATTTGGATTGCCCTGCAACTGTGGGAGAAGGCAAAGCCTCTCAAGGAAGAGCTTGGCTTTAAGTGGTTTGTCTACACGCCAATTGATTCTTATGGCTTATTCCCGAATCTGGCTGCTCCGATGATGGAGTGGGACGGTTTGGCCACCTACACGGAATTCGCAAAGAAAGAACTGGAAATCATGGGCTACACCAAGCCCATCCGTATTATTGGGCATGGCACGGACTTCACCAAGTTCTTCCCCATGAACAAAAACGAATGCCGGAAGGCTCTTGGCGTGCCTGATGATGTGTTCATCGTATTCAATGGCAACAGGAACCAGCCGCGTAAGCGGATTGACTTGACGATCAAGACCTTTATCAAATTCGCGAAAGACAAGGACAATGCAAGGCTTTGGCTCAACATGGGAGTCAAAGATATGGGGTGGCCAATTGTCGATCTATTTAAGCGTGTTGCTCGCGATGAAGGGTATGATGCGGCGGGCAAGTTGATTCTGACGAGCCCTCATTTTTCGACAGACAATTGCCTTCCCATTGAACAATTGAATCAAGTGTATAACGCTTGTGATATTGGCATTAACACTTGCATTGGCGAGGGTTGGGGCTTGGTCAACACCGAGCATGGTTCCACTGGCGTGATGCAGCTTGTGCCAGATCATACGAGCCTGGCTGAAATTTTTGATGAGCTGCCACGCATTGAATGTAACGCCGCCGAGACCGATAGGAACTATGGTCTAGAGCGCCTACTGCCAGATCCTAATTCTGCCGCTGAGCTGCTCACGCACTATTACGAAAATCGCGACATCCTCAAGCAGCATGGGCAATGGTGCTACAAGCGTCTGCATGAGGAGCAATTTACGTGGCCGTACATTCAACGGCAGCTCAAAGAGGCGGTGAACGAGACGCTTGCCGCTACGGAAGAAAAGCCTGTATTCAAGGGCTTTGGTACTCCTGCAAAGATTGGTTGATTGCCATGCAGATTTCTCAAATTTTTCTCTCTTCTGATCCGAGCGAAAAGCTTAGTCCTTTTCTGGAGCATGCCACTGGCACCATTGATGCTTGCTTCCCCGAGGCAAAGCATGTCATTTACAACAATGATTCGCTGCGAGCATTTATTGCTGATAACTACGAAGAAGAAGTGTTGTGGGCGTACGACTGCCTGCAGCCGTTCTCCTACAAGGCAGATCTTGGGCGCTTCTGCCTATTGAACAAGCTTGGCGGCTGGTATTTTGACATTGGCATTAGGGCATTCAATGCAGTGGAGCTGGGGGATCGCGTGGAGTTTTTGGCCTTCCGCGACATTCAACGTTTCAGCTTTACAAGCTGGGCATGCGCCACGACAGTGCTGTTCTCCAAGCCAAACAACCAGGCTCTTCAGACTGCCATTGAGATGATTGTGGCAAACTGCGTTCAGCAATACTATGGCATCACGCCTTTATGCCCCACTGGCCCCACCTTGCTAGGCAAAGCACTCGCTGCTAATGGAAGCCAGGCCAATTTCATTTACGGCGACTATTTGGAGCTGACGCCCACTCACGGACAGAAGAATCGGGCATTTGTTTTGCCTGATGGCACGATCATGGCTTGGAGCAAGCCCGCTGGTGGCGGTGATCTCAAGGGACTCGGCGCTAAAGGCGTGAACAACTACAACGAGCTTTGGCACGCAAGGAAAGTCTATGGAGCCGTCTGACAGCACGATTTACGCCGTCTGCATCCCAGGCGAGAAGGTGCGCTACACAGCGCGTTCTCGCATTGTGCCCATCATGGGAGGGGCGTGTCGCCTCAAGGATAGTGAGCGTGCATGGCTACGTTCGGAAGGCTACCAGTTTGACGATGAAGACGCATTTCTTTCTCCATTGAACGAACGCTGGGGAGAACTCACTTGCATCCATTGGATGATCAATAATGCAAAAGAACCGAACATTGGCAATGCTCAGTATCGACGTAATTGGATTGAGCCAGAAGATCAATGGTACGAAGAGGACACGTTGTACGTACCAGAAGTGGCAGAGTTTAGCTGCTCACTAGAGGAGCAGTTCCATGGAGGACACAAAGACTTTGATGCTCCCGCCATTACTCGCGAACTTGCAGCGACGGGCGATTGGCTCTTTTCCATGGAGGAGAATGAAGCGATTTGGGCTCAGAATCGCTTCATCGGATGCAATATGGCACGCGGCAGCAGTCAAAACTACAAACAATTTATGACCGTGCTGTTCAATGCCTTACTCCCCATCTGGAACAAGCATGAAAAACAGTTCATGAAAATCAATGGATATGACAAGAGGGCATTGGCCTTCATTGCAGAACGTATCATCACTGGCATGGTGTTTTATCGTGACAGGATCCTGCCTGGCATGAAAATTGCCACGGCCCCCATTGGTTTTATCTCCTAATGGCACACCGCGAACAGTCTGTATATATTGCTTCAGTGAAGGAGCAACACCCTCGCTTCTTCCAAGGCGGACGTGTTTTGGAGATTGGAAGCCTCAATATCAACGGCACTGTCAGGCAGTTTTTCAGCGCTGACGAATATATTGGCGTGGATGTGGGCGAAGGGCCTAGCGTAGACGTGGTGGTGAGTGGGCATGAGTATGACAGCGCTGAGCTTTTTGATTGCACCATTTCCTGCGAATGCTTTGAACACAATCCGTTCTGGAAGGAAACCTTCTTGAATATGGTGCGACTGTGCAAGCGGGGAGGACTCGTTGTCTTTACTTGCGCTACCACTGGTCGCCCTGAGCATGGCACTGAGCGCACTACTCCTCAAGACAGTCCTTTAACGATTGCACGGGGTTGGTCTTACTATCTGAATCTCACGGAAGAAGACTTTGTTTCCGCCATTGATTTTGACGAGCTTTTTCTTGAGTATGAATTTTTAACGAACGAGCAATCGTGCGATTTGTATTTCAAAGGCATTAAGGCCTAGACTGTACAAAAATCTGTAGGGCAATGACCACGAAAGAGAAGCAGGCAAAAATTAGGCTTGTGATGAAAGAATTCAAGAGTGGCAAGTTGAAAAGTAGCAGTGGCGAGCCCGTAAAGAATCGTTCCCAGGCGATTGCCATTGCCCTGCAGAAAGCTGGCATGTCCATGAAGGGCAAGAGCGACGCCTACTGGGATTCCTACGTTGATTCAATGTGCATGGGCGAAGAAGAGGGGGAGGAAGAAGAAGAGGAAGAGGAGGAGATGGATGGTTCTTGCGGAAAAAAGCGCTGAGGGGAGACTCTGAGAGTTTCTCCCCTCCCGCGTCTGTGAGGGCTGCTGCGCGACGTGGCTTGGAACTGCGCAAGAAATATGGCAAAGGCGGATTAAGCACGCAAGAAGCTGGCAAGCAAGGCATTGGCAGCGGAGTGGCCAGGGCTGGAGATCTGACTGGAGG